CCCATTCTATCAACTTGGTAAACTCTTTACTTATAAATTATCATGTGAAACCTTCACCTATAGCCATGAGGAAATTGATACGGGTATATCTGATATTGATAAGGTTGAAACAGACAGAAAGAAATTTGCAGTTGAACTGACGTTGGGAACTAGTCATACTGTATCATATCCAAACTTCTTTGAGGGGGAAAGTGTATATCAAGTTCTAGGCGTCACTGGAGCGGGTGCTACTTTAGGAAACGCAACATCTACTGCAATTGCTGTTGATTGGGACTTAATCACAACTAAATTGAATATAACAAATATTGTTGGGTCATTCTCAACAAGTGCCGGAGAAACCATCAAGGGTGCGGTCTCTGGTGCTGAATATGACGTTTCTTCTAAGACTACAACTACTATTATTGTGCCCAACGAGCCGGTGACAGATACTCCAGTGGGAGACAACGAAGAGATTGAATTGATCAGAGATGTTGAAGATATATTTGACTTTACTGAAACTGATCCTTTTTCGGAAGGTACATATTAGAAAATGTTTAGTGCATTTTACAACGAATCATTACGAAAATTAGTCATTGGATTTGGCAGTCTATTCAATGAAATTCATATTATTCGTAGAAATTCTGATGGTACAGAAAAAGAAAGAATTCGTATTCCGATATCTTATGGGCCAAAAGAAAAATTCATAAGAAGAATAACAGAATCCAGTTCTATTTCAGATAGTAACAAAGTTCAAATAACTCTACCAAGATTGGGATTTGAAATTCTCAATATCAATTATGATCCCATTAGAAAAACAAATAAATTAGGCAAAACTAAAGAAAAAGATATTGATTATAGCGTTAAGTGGAACTATAGAGAAGTACCTTATAATATAACATTCGGTTTATATTCGTTCACCAGAACTATGGACGATAACCTACAAGTGATAGAGCAAATAACACCGTTTTTCACACCAGAATTTATCGTTTCAATGAATGTAAATGATATTAACAAAAACATTGATATCCCCATTGTGTTGAATGCAGTTAATACATCTGAAGATTATGAAGGCGAATTTGATTATAGAAGAAGTATTATAAGTACTTTTGAGTTTACTGCGAAAACATACGTTTATGGACCAGAAAAGACATCTTCAATAATACTAGATGCAAGTGTGGAATTGTATAATGTCGAAGGTGACGCATGGCCATCAATTTCTGATCCATATACCTACAGAGTGCGTGCAACAGGTGATACTGGTGGAAATACTGGTGGTTCGACAGCAGGAAGGAATGAAGTAGTTTATGAGTGATAAAAAATCTGTTAATGAAAAAATATCTGATGTGTTTGATGTTGAATATGAAGTTAAAGAATCAAAAGCAATAGAGAAATCTAAACCTATTGTTGTTTCTGAAGACAGATCAGAAGAAAGACACATCAAAGAAGATTATCGCATAGCACGAGAAAATATGCAGGAATTGATTGGTATTGGAAAAGAAGCGATAGACGGAATATTGAAGGTTGCTTACGAGGGAGATTCTCCCAGAGCGTATGAAGTTGCTTCTCAAATGATAAAAAATATTGCTGAGATAAATCAAGATTTGGTTTCTATTCATAAACAAATGAAAGAAATTAATAAAGAAGAAATTAACATCAGTCAAACAAACAATTCAATTTATGTTGGTTCTACAACAGATCTACAGGATCTTATAAATGAAGCAAGAAGTAGAACAAAGGCGATAGTGGATAATAATGGTAAGTAAAAAGGGTGGATATCTCGGCAACGTAAACTTAAAAGAAGCCGGGGTGAAAATAGAATTCACTAAAGAGCAAGTTGAAGAATATATAAAATGTGCTAAAGATCCTTCTTATTTTATTGAAAAATACATCAAAGTGGTTTCTCTTGATGAGGGTCTTATACCGTTTAATCTTTATGATTATCAATCAGAACTTGTGGAAATTGTCCACAACAATCGCTTTGTTATTGCAAAACTACCAAGACAGAGTGGTAAAAGTTTAACATTCATATCATATATTCTCCATTATGTTCTTTTCAACCAAAACATGAATGTTGCAGTTCTTGCAAATAAGCAAGCAACTGCAAAAGAAATCCTAAGTCGATTAAAACTCACATATGAATACCTCCCATTATGGTTGCAACAAGGAATATTAGAATGGAACAAAAATTCCATTCAATTGGAAAATGGTTCTAAAATTCTTGCATCCTCCACTTCCTCATCAGCAATTCGTGGTGGTTCATTTAATCTCATTTTACTTGATGAATTTGCCCACGTTCCAAATAATGTAGCAGAAGAATTCTTTAGTTCGGTGTATCCTACCATCAGTGCTGGTCAAACCACAAAGGTGTTCATGGTGTCTACCCCCAATGGTTTGAATATGTATTATTACTTCTGGAGGGGGGCCACCAAAAAGGAAGGCGAAAAAGGAAAGAATGAATATAAAGCAATAGAAGTAAATTGGAATGAGGTTCCTCAATATCCGGGTGGTCCGTTACGAGATGAAAAATGGAAAAATCAGACCATTTCAAACACCAGTGAACATCAATTCAAAATTGAATTTGAATGTCAATTTATTGGTAGTCAAAATACTCTAATATCTTCTGAAAAACTAAAAGAATTAACATATTCCGAACCATCCGTAAAAAACAACGACGGATTATGGATATATGAAAAGTTTAAAAAAAATCATTCATATTTTATCACAGTAGATACATCTGGTGGACAGGGAGATGATTTTAGTGCCTTTACTGTAATTGATGCCACGGAAATGCCTTATAAATTAGTAGCAAGATATCGAAATAATCTTGTATCACCTATGGTATTTCCTACTGCCATTATTGCAGTTGCTAGACAATACAATAATGCACATGTGTTGATTGAGGTTAATGGTATTGGTTCACAAGTAGCAGATATTATCCATTATGATCTAGAATATGAAAATCTTCTAAAATGCTCAAATAAGGGAGCAAAGGGTCAAATTATTTCCTCGGGATTTGGTAAATCTGGAAATACTATGAAAATGGGAGTAACCACAAGTGTCCCTGTTAAAAAAGTTGGTTGTTCTATTTTAAAAAGTTTAATCGAAGAAGATAAACTAATAATAAAAGATATTGAAATTATTAATGAATTGACCACATTTATTGCAAAAAGACAATCTTTTGAAGCAGATGATGGTCACACTGATGACTTAGTAATGAGTTTAGTGATTTTTGGTTGGATGACAAGACAAGATTATTTCAAAGAATTGGTGGACGGAGACATAAGAACTGACATATATGAAGAAGAACTAGAACGAGTAAACGATGAAATGACACCATTTGGTTTTATATCTTCTGGATCAGAAGATGATGGAGAATGGGACGGAGAAGACCGGTGGTATCCCGCACTCTAAATATCATTTTGTCTAAATAATAGGATTATATTTAGGAGAGAATTACATGGCTAGACCAAATGTTACAGTAATAATTGATGACCAGAGTTTTGTGATTCCGGGAACCGAATCTGGTGGATTGCATAGAGCCGGTTTCATATCTGATAATGCTCTCATTCCTAACTTGGGAACAACCGCAGAACGAAATAGTGGTATCATGACCATTGGTAGTATGGGTGACTGGTATGGTAGATTGTCCTCTCTTGATCCAATTCAGTCCGGGCTGAGTGCTGGCAATGGTGGTAACCATTCGTCATATGGAGGTACTGGTGCTAGATGGCCAGGTGGCCCTACTGGAGCGTGGGAAGGTGAATGGTGGACAGTTCATAATTACCTCCAATATGGTGGTGTTGCAGTTGTGGGATCCACTGGTGAAGAAGAAAGCACCGTAGGAGCCTTAGATGCTTTATCAAACAAACAAGTAGCACTGGATAGTGTTGTTGCTATGAGTAGCGCAAGAACTGGTTTAACTTTAGGTGGTGTTCTCGTCGGAGCGAAATATTATAGTGTTGTTGGTGATATTGCTAATGTTAATACGGTAGTTAATGCCAGACTCGATTGTATTGGGGTATATCCACATAAGGAGGGTGAGACTTTAAATGACTCATGGACAGATGCGGCAGCATCCACTTCTATTACACCAAACGAATACGCTATAGCAGTATATGGAGCAAAGAGATTCTTGGGAACAAGCAATGACGCTGATAATGATGTCAAAGAACTGAATTGTGCTCCTGATGTGGCTGGATGTTTAGCACGAACAGATAGAGAATCTGAATATTGGTTCTCTCCTGCTGGATTTAAACGAGGTGATATATTAGACAGCATGAGATTGGTTTACAATCCAACAGATGCAGAGCAAGATGAGATGTATGCTCAGAAGATCAACCCGGTTGTAACATTCCCGGGCGAAGGAACTGTACTCTTTGGTGATAAAACATTAGCAGCCGCGACTTCGACTCTAAGTAGAATTAATGTTTCTAGATTGTTTATATACCTAAAGAAAATTGTTGGTTCTGCTGCACGTTCACTTCTTTTTGAAATGAATGACGAAGACACCAGAAATGCTTTCGTAAATTCTATTGAGCCTCTACTAGAACGTATAAAGGGCCGACGAGGAGTTTATGATTATAAGGTAGTATGTGACGAGAGTAATAACCCTGGAAGTATTGTTGATGTTAATCAATTTGTGGCTGATGTGTTTATTAAACCTACTAAATCTATCAACTTCATTAGAATAACATTTACAAACGTTAATACTTCAGTTGATTTAGGCTGATAGAAGGAGAGAATTATGCCAATTAGTTCAAATATTGCTGATTTTAGAAGTAGATTTAAGGGCGGAAGTCGCCCAAACAGATTTGTTGTGGAT